AAAAAGGATGCGTTCACAAGCTCAATATACAATTCATGCATTAAATGATATAGAAACTTCTGCGACCGCACCTTCTAATCCTTACAAGGGACAAGTTTGGCAAGATACTTCAACTAGTCCGCCAACTATGAAAGTTTGGAATGGGAGTGCTTGGAAGGAACAAAACGGTACTGACACAATTAAAACCAATGTCACAAACCTTACTACCAAAGCAAATACTCTGGAAACAAACCTAAATGGCTTAACTAGTGAGGTATCTTCCGTTACCAATAGAGTCACAACAGTAGAAAACGGACTTGGTGATGTTGAGGAAACGGTAGAAACCTTATCCATCGATGTTTCCACTTTACAGCAAACAACTACTGAGATTTCCGCTGATGTTTCATCAAAGGCAGATAAGGCTTACGGAAGTCAGAGTTCATCGTTTGGATGGAAACTTCAAAATTCTGGGTTTGAGCTTTATTCAAACAAAAAAACTGTAATCAAAGCCAATTCGTCAGGACTTGAAGTAAGTGGAAAAATTACATCAACCGAAGGCTCTATCGCAGGATTAAATCTTAGCAATAATGCCATGTATAGCGGTGTTACATCTTTTACTGACACGAGTCATAATGGTGTATATATTGGAACTGATGGAATAAGACTCGGACCTAATTTTACGGTTGATCCTTCTGGAGTTGTTACTGCCGTTGGTTTGAAAATTAATTTAACCGATTCTCAAAAAGCCGAACTTAAAGGTGAAGAAGGTGAACAAGGATTTAGTATTGTAACTAGTGTTTCTAGAACTGCTTTCACTGAAAGTCAATGGTCGCTCTATGGAACAACTGGACATACTGAATACTGGAGTAATACTGCCAACATTAGAAACGGGTGTAGAATTGGTGATGTGTTTATTGTGGTTGGTACGGCAACAGATACAAAAAATGCACATGTTCTTTATTATAAGAGTACAACAGCAAGTGGAGATTTATACGGGGATTGCTTTGCACATTCAATTGCCGAACGAGGTGCAGTTGGTGCAATAGGTCCCATTGGCCCAGCAGGTTCTGATGCTACTGTCAATTGGACTAATATTTGTAATGCTTTAGCTGGTACAAAAACATCACAAGGTGCATCGAGAGGTATATATACGAGTGGAGGATATACACATGTTATGGCAGATGCCATTGATGCGACTTGGATAAATTCTGGATTAATATCAGCTCTCAGAGGAAAAATAGGTGGCTTTAATATTACTTCTAATAGTTTGTATGCTGGAACTCCAGGCTCTGAGAGTGGTATTGAGCTTTCTTCTGTCGCACTAGTTGGATACAAATCTAACAATCAAGGAATTGCCTCGTCTTATTGCGTTAGCAAAATTGTTGTTAATAATGCAACTAACTTAACAATCTATATTAGGTCATATGCTGAGTCAACTTGGGATTATACCGTTGCATCAAAAGTAAATGCTAGTTCTTATCCGACTAGTTCGACTAGTTCGTATGCTCAGGCAAACACGAAAGGAAATCAACAAAGTGGTCAAACACTTAGTTCGTATACTGCAGTAGAATATTCTGGACTAAAAGCTGGAGATTTTATTTATATTGTCTATTTAAAAGATGGAAGTCAAGACTCAAACTCGGATACAGGTTATCTATTAGTTCCAGATACTGCGGACATCACTGTTTCCAATTATGGAAGTTATTATTTTGTTAGGGACACATCACTAGACAAAAAAGGTGCATCCATAAAAGTGGGCAGTAATTTTAGTGTTGACAATACAGGTGCAATTAGGTCTACTAGTGGAACAATTGGTGGATATTCTATTGATGGTTCTGGATTTCATTTTAATCCAAGTTCAACATCAATTTACTCTTTGGATACATATGGACTTAAGGTAATACCTAACACTAGAGGAAGAACGGAGTATTATGCAAGGTGGAAAGACTTAGCTTGGTTTATAGTAGGCTTTTCTTATATAAACAGTTTTAGTGGCTCGGCAGATAAACAAGTAAGTTATTATGCATCGGATCATGGACTTTCGTTTATCACAGCCGCAGTAGCTGTTCCCCGATTTACATATGTGGGAGGAGATGACCATGTGGCAACGCTATCGTGCAAAATTGATGGTACAACAGTAACAGTTTTGAATGATAACAATCAGGCTTGTACGGAAGGATTTTACTTGCTTATCTGGGGAACGAGAAGCAACTACAATCCATAGGAGGATAACAAATGATTTATTATAGAATTGATCCTATTACTAACCACTTGAGTGAGATAGCACCATTTCCCTTTATTGACGACAAACCTTACATGAGTATGGAAGATGATGAATTTGAGGCCGAGAAAGGATATGACGGCTACAAATATCTCAAGTCATTTATGGAAACGGAACAATATAAAAAAGCTGAAAGAGAATTCAAATACAATGAAGAAATAAAATATTTAAGATTAAGGAGAGAGCGTGAATGCTTTATATATATCAATCGAGGTGATCTTTGGTACCAGACTCTTACACCTGAGCAGAAGATTGAATTAAATAATTGGTATATGGAATGGTTGAATGTGACAGAAACATTAATTATTCCTGAAAAGCCTTCATGGTTGAATTAGGAGGTTATATGACACAAACTATTATTACAATTGCATCGTTAATAACGGCTCTAGGAGTAATTCTTGGAGTCGTTTTATCTATCTATAAGTTTTACTTGAAAAACAATAAACAAGACGATGATATTAAGGCAATAAAAGAAGAACAGTCGATTCTCACTAAGGGTGTGCTAGCTTGCCTTAAAGGTCTAAAAGAACAAGGTTGTGATGGACCAGTTACTACTGCCATCAATGACCTTGAAGAACATATCAATAAACAAGCTCATAAATAAGGAGGATATATTTTATGGATTACGCTTTTATTACTGTACCTGTCATTACATCGATAGTTTATGCGATTATTGACATTATCAAAACGGCAACAAACAACAATGAGAAGTTTCTCAAGTTTGTACCACTAGTTGCTTGTGTTCTTGGAATCATCTGCGGTGTGATTTGTTTCTACTGTGTTCCAGGAGTGCTTGAAACAACGAATGTGTTTGTTGCAATTGTAATCGGTGCTGCATCTGGACTTGCTGCCACTGGTACGAATCAGGTTATCAAGCAACTCACAAAATCTGATAACAAAACTGAATAACTTATAGAAACTGGCCTGCTGGAGTAAAATCTGGCAGGCTTTTTTCTTTTTTTGAAAAATATTTTAAGAATTTTTTGGCAGTTTGGGACTCCACTTCCCATTTGTCTGTTGAAGGAGGTTAAAACCTATGACAGATAAAGAAAAACAACTCATGATTGAGTTAAAAGAAAGTGGAAAAGGATATAAGTCTATTTCAAAAGAACTCGGCATTTCTATTGGTACGGTTACATCATTTTTCAAAAGACAGGCTGAAAAAGAAGCGGCTGGAATTTGCGAGTGTAAGCATTGTGGTAGAAAGTTCACTCAAACAAAAGGACATAGACAACGTATATTCTGTTCTGATAAATGCAGACGAAGCTGGTGGAAAGAAAACCTAGACAAGAGGAACTTGAAGGCTTTTTACGAATGCACCTGCAAGAAGTGTGGTAAGCAGTTTTTGTCTTATGGAAATAAGAACAGGAAGTATTGCTCTTATGCTTGCTACAACGAATTCAGGAAGGAGGCTGGCTCAAATGAATAACAATGAACAGTACCTTCAAGCATTAAGTCTTATTAAGTTGATGAAGAAAAGCGGTATCATTAGCGACTCAGACTACAAGAAATCGGAGTCTTTTTTGGCTAAAAAATATTGTATCAAAAAAGGTAGTTTATTTAGGCCAAATGACTTGATAAATTCTTCTTTTAGAGTGATATATATGACTAGCCAAAAGGAGGTTAAAAACAATGCAAGTAAAGAAGATTGATGCAAAGCCAAAACTAGAGAAAAGACTAAAAGTTGCGGCATATGCAAGAGTATCCAGTGGCAAAGATGCCATGCTTCATTCCTTGTCTGCTCAAGTGAGTTTTTACAGCAAACTAATTCAAAATACCGATGGCTGGGATTATGCTGGTGTTTATGCCGATGAGGCTTACACTGGTACAAAAGACTCACGAGAAGAATTCCAAAGAATGATAGCCGATGTTAACGCAGGCAAAATAGATATGGTCATTACGAAGTCAATATCTAGATTTGCAAGAAACACAGTCACACTTCTTGAGACGGTTAGAGATTTCAAGAAAAAAGGTGTGGTGGTTTACTTTGAAGAAGAAAAGCTATATTCCGATTCAAAGGAAGGTGAAATGATACTGACCATGCTCGCTTCAGTAGCACAAGAGCAGTCACGCAGTTTCAGTGACAATATGAAGTGGCGAATAAAACAAGATCTGAAGCAAGGCATCCTCTGGGGTGGCAAACCGTCACTCGGATACAAACTAGTCAATAGACAACTAGTTCTAGTTCCAGAAGAAGCCGAGATAGTAAGAAAGATTTTCAAGCTTTATATTGAAGGCAATGGCGATAACAAGATAGCCAGAATTCTAAATGAAGAAGGATATAAATCTTTCACTGACGGAATGTGGACAAGAAACTCAATCAAAGGAATTATCACGAACATAAACTACACAGGTGACCTACTTCTTCAAAAAACCTTTAGAGACGATTACCTAACAAAAAGCAAGAAAACCAATAGAGGCGAAAAGGAACAATATTTGGTAGAAAACGACCACGATCCTATCATCTCAAGAAAGATGTTTGAAGAAGCACAAAGAATAAGAAATGCGAAAACGCATACAAGAGTCGTACCAAACAACCGAGTTCATGCATTTGCACAGCTTATAAGATGCGGTAACTGCGGTAGCCCTTACAAATTCAAGAAAGGTGCTTATACAACCTTTTATATGTGTACCACCTTCGAGCAGCAAGGCAAGAAATACTGCCAATCAAGACAAATCCGAGAAGACGTTTTAATCAAGACAACAAATGAGCTTATGGGCTACGCAGAGTTTGATGAGAACGACCTTAGAAGCAAGGTGGAACTTATCGAAGCCTTCAACGGAAACCGACTAGTTTATCACTTTAAAGACGGAACGGAAAAAGAAATCTTCTGGGAAGATCCAAAAAGGTCAGACGGTTGGACACCTGAGAAAAGAGAAAAAGCAAGACAAGCAGCAATAAAGCAAAATCAAAAGAAAGGAGCCAATGGACAATGGGTAAAGTAACAGTTATACCTTCCACATTAAATCCCTTAACACAAATACCAATCGGTGCGGTTAAGAAAAGAAGAGTCGCAGCCTATGCACGTGTTTCAACAGACTCGGACGAGCAATACACCAGCTACGAAGCACAATGCAATGTTTATGCGGAAATGATAAAGAAGAATCCTGAATGGGAGTTTGTTAAGGTTTATGCAGACGAAGGAATCACAGGAACTAACAGAAAGAAACGTGAAAGCTTCAACCAAATGATACAGGACTGCTACGATGGCAAGATTGACCTTATCATCACCAAATCCATATCCAGATTTGCCAGAAACACTCTTGATGCAGTCGGCCTTTCTAGAGAACTCAAAAAGAAAGGTATCGAGGTGTTTTTTGAAAAGGAAAACTTATGGACATTTGAAAATACCAGCGAATTCGTGCTTACCGTTCTTTCAAGTGCTGCACAAGAGGAAAGCCGAAGCATATCCGAGAACGTCACAATGGGAAAACGCTGGGCCATGCAAGAAGGCAAAACAAGCTGGAACTACAGTTGGTTTCTAGGCTATAAGAAGAATCCTGAAACAAACAAACTTGAAATCATCGATGAAGAAGCTGCACTGGTTACGCAAATTTATAAATGGTTTCTTTGTGACGGTAAGACTTGCTCAGGAATTGCTGCAACATTAAACAAAATGGGCATTAAGACTCCAAGCGGTAAAGAAGGCTGCTTGTGGACAAAGAACACTGTTTATTCCATACTTACCAACGAAAAGTATAAAGGCGATTCTTTAATGCAAAAGACTTATACTACAGACTTCCTTGAACATACGCACAAGAAAAACAAAGGCGAGTTGGCACAGTATTATGCAGACAACAATCATCCTGCCATCATTGAAAAAGGTGACTGGGAGATGATTCAAACCGAACTTACAAGAAGAAAGAAAATCGGTGCATCATATTCTGGAAACAGCCCATTCACTTCAAAACTAATCTGCGAAGATTGCGGTGGATTCTATGGTCCAAAGGTATGGCACTCAACCGATAAATACAGACGAGTTGTCTACCAGTGTAATAAGAAGTTTGATAAGAGC